CAGCGTCTGGCCATCGTGACCAGGGCTGTGGCTCTTGCTACCATTCCGTCTGACGATGAGATTGAGATGCAGCGCATGTTGGCCAGCTCGTCTGCGTACGAGCGTGGTCGTTGGAGGTCCCTATTTTAGGGGGGCTTGGTAAGGATACCTTCGCGATCCTATACTTCGAGTATATCGCATCCTGACTTGAAGGTTATCCGTCGCCAGGCTATAGTCAGGCCCCGAGAGTCTACTCATTTTTGCGGCTTATCCCCTCCGCGTACTCTCGGGACTTTTTGTGGGGACATCAACACTATGGCAAGTGCTCTCCTTGAGAGGATGTACTTCTGCAGAGTTGGCGGGGAGTTAAAACCTCCCCTCCCAGTTGATGATTTGGTCGTCGATGCGAGGCTTGGTTGGTTTCGTGACTTGCTCTTGATCCAGGTACCATCTTTCACCCCGGTTTCCTTGTGGGATTTCTCACAAATGTATAAGGGTCCGAAGAAGGTCGTCTACGAGAAAGCTGTATTGTCATTGTACTCCAATCCGGTCCGTCGACGGGATGCAGAGTCGAATTCGTTTGTGAAACGCGAGAAGGCCAAGTTCAAGAAGGCTCCCCGCTGTATTCAACCTCGCGATCCTCGATATAATGCTTCCATTGGCCGGTTCTTGAAGCCACTTGAACATGTGTTGTACAAAGCTGTTGGCTCCATTGCTGGCGAAGGCACAGTGATCACGAAGGGGTTGAACCTCATCGGAACTGCTGCTTGCCTTCGCCGCAAGTGGGAAAATTTCAAGTTTCCTGTCGGACTTGGTTTGGATGCCACAGCTTTTGACGCCCATGTCTCCCCTCAGCTCTTGAGGTGGGAGCATTCCATTTACAATGGCGTGTTCAAAAATGGTAAGCTTGCTGAGTATCTTTCCTGGCAGATTCACAATCGTGGGAAGAGCTTTTGTCCAGATGGCAAGCTCAAGTATAGGGTCGAGGGACGCAGATTCTCTGGTGACATGAATACTGGTCTGGGCAATTGTCTTATTATGTGTTCGATGGTCTATTCGTATGC